TAATACAACTATCATAACGGCCGGCGATGACTGTATCCTGTAATTCAAGTGTATAATGTATTACAGTCCTGCCTTCCAATATTGCATTAGAACCCAGATGTACCAGCACCATAGACTTGCCGGCACCCGTGGGAGCAATGACCACCCCTAGTTCGCTCTTGCCTAGTCCGCCACCCACGATAGCATCGATATCTTTCCAACCCGTGGTAATAGGATTGCGATGCTTAATCTCGAAACGCTTTTCAAAGTCTGTAAGGTACTCATAACCAAAATTAGTGTCAGATCCAAGCTTTAATGCTTCATTAATAACGTCGGAGATCTCATCGAACGAGCAGTTCTGCAGTAGTCCGACCGATTTAAGCATAGCTTCTTTAAGGTTTTGCTTTCGGCAGAAGTCGAGCGACGCCTCTTTAATGTATTCGGTGTCTTGAATTTCTCGCGTGTGAATCCTACAAAAGTAATCCCTCACTTGCTTCTGAATCACACCGTCGTGTTCTTCAAGCTCGGTGCGGAGGATGGTGGTTACAGCATCTATGGACGGATGTTTGCCGTATCGATCCCGGTAATCGAGAATCTTAGCTATGAATACTCGAAGATATTCTAACTCCAAGAAACCAACGTTTAGTACCTCGGTGATTTGATCTGCGAATGGACGATCTTCAAAAATAAGCTGTACTAATCCCTCTTGAAAGGACTTTCCATACCTTCCAAAATTTACATTGTCATGCGACATGAACACTCTCTTGATGTGGTACTAATAAATATAACATAGGGGGGCCTAAAGTCAACTTAAAAACTCTCTATTATTTGAGGCCGAGGGCTGCAGTGTCAACACAGTCCCTCTGGATTTTGTTGAGGTGTGCCTTGAGATCTTCCCAATTTAACTCACCAAATCCATCTTCTCTCATCAGCTTAATAATCTCGGTTTTGTTAAACTCGCATGCAAAGTTTTCTACAGAATATTTTATATGGTCTTTTGTCTGCGGCGATAGTTGCGGGCTATAAAGTTGCATCATCTTATAGTTGTGTTCAAGAACCTCGCGACCTTCCGCGATATTCATAAAGAATTTGAGACGGGTGCCAGAGTTCTCGCAGAACTCCACCACTTCATCAACCGTATAATCTTTCTCCGACGACAAAAACGGAAGCCGCTTCTTCACGGAGCCGAACCCTGCACCACGAATGCCGGGCAAGTTGTCGGATGTGTCGCCCACGATAGAGCGAGCCAGCGCCATGTTGGTGGGGTGAACCCCGGTTTGTTCAATGATGCGCTTGATATTCAGAAGCTCTTTCTTCACAGGACGCCACAAAATAGTTTCCTGATCACACAGCTGCATAAAGTCTTTATCATTAGATACGATAATCTTTTGCCATCCTTCATAGTAATCCATTTGCGTAATATAAGAGATTACATCATCTGCCTCTACTTGAGCCAACATGAATTGAATCACTGGCATATTGTTAAGGTACTGAATGGTACGAGTTTGCTGCCAAATCTTGTTGTGAAGCTCTTCGTCATCAGTCAGGTTATGGAACGCTCGGTTCAACCGGATTGGTTTTCTACCCGCCTTGTAGTTCTTGTCCATAGACTTGCGCTTTCTAGAGCCGTCAGGACCGTCCCAGGCGATTATAATCTCGTTAGGTTTAGTCTCCCTTACCAGCTTTTGAAGAATCTTTAGAAAGCCTTTGAGACCCCCTATAGGCTGTCCGTTGGAGGACAACGAGGGATCCACAATATAGGCCCTCAAATATGCATTCAATGCATCGACAATTAATACTCTTTTGGTATCACTCATAATTTATAACTCCCTGCTATCTTGTTATTAATGGTGTAGACTACGCGCTTTATTCCTACGTGCCTCATGACTTCGTGGCACATGGCACATGGCTTGCTCAGGCGGTAGTCGTTTAATTTTCCTATTCTCGCCACATAAATAGTAGCACCTTCGGTGATGTTGCGGTCGAGCCCCAATATAACACCGAGTTCAGCATGCAGTGTTGCATGTCCTTCCTGCTCCTTGCGAAAGCGATGGCCAAAGGAACAATAGTTATCCTTGTTAAAAGATACGTTCCGCACCTTGTTTCCCTTCACGAGGACGGCACCATGGCGATAATCAGGAAAGGATGACTGATGCGCGCATCGTCGAGCAACCTCCATAAAGCGCTGGATCTTTCCCTGATACGAATGAGTCTGTTCGACTTCTCCCACTGAATATTCCACGCACTGTGTCGTCACGAAGCCCTTCCTCCGACTATAGTATATTATAACCGAAGGAAGGGCTTATGTCAAGCACTATTAAGAAGAAACCGGCACAGTTAAGTCAGCAGGATCCTCGTAGAAATCCTTTGCGTCACCCTGGCGCTTATCAAACTTCTGAATTATCTCTTCGTCCATTAGCGCTGTCACATGCTCTCTAAACTCTTTGTCACCAATTACCAACTCTGTCCATTTGGAAGGTTGGAACTTCTTTTCATAACCGTCGGCCGTCTTAAGGGTATACCAGGCGCCGGCGCTGGTGAGACACGAGGATCCCTTAACAGCATCGAACCACGACTCTTCATCCCGGATGCCCACTTCATTCCCCCACAGAATGCGGAAGGCACACGAGCGTCCTTGTGTCCCAAAGCGAGACTTCTCCAGCTTCACCTTGACCTCGGACCCAATGCGGAATCCCTTCTCGTCTTCAATAAAAGATGCCTTGGCTTTGCGGCCGGTCAGCCAGATGCGGAGAGAATAGGAATAATGCATTGCCTTTCCTCCCGGCGTCATGTACGGAGTGGTCATGGCAATGATGCGAGCGTTTGGTCCACTGGGGATGTTGGTCTTCAATTGATTAAGAACCAAGAACGTGGCCTGCTTGTCTGCAATAGGAATAATCAGCTTGGACATTCCCTTGGCCAGGATGCGCGCCTTCACTGCCATCGAAGATTGAGGATTAAAGTCTCCTTCAACATCAGAGATTGAAGGCGTGAGTGCCAACGAATCCCAAATGAATACAAGTTGTTCTTCAGTTGCTCCGAGCAACTCTTCTACTGTCTCCAGTACGAACTCGACAGAAGCCGCCTGAATGTACATTAATCGCTCTAGGTCGCACCCTGCCTGCTCCAAGAAGCGCGGGTCGATGGCTGACTCGGAATCGAAGTAAACGATAAGCTTGCCCGTTTTCTGAGCGTTTGCGGCTATTTGTGCCGCCATGTAAGACTTGCCTGTGGATTCAAGCCCGGCAATCTCCGTTACCTTTCCTACTGGCACGCCAGCGCGGTGGCCCTTGCTGATGATTGAGTCCAACCATCGCGAGCCTGTGGGGATCCACTCCTTGACTGAGGTGGGGTTCTCTCCTGTTAAATCGTGTGCGACATGTCTGCCGGCTTTCTTGTTAACCAATTTCATTAGGTCTTGCATTGCTACACGACCTGGCTTTGCTTTCGCCATTCTTTTCTCCTTATATGTTAGTATAACACATGCCCTGTGTTATGGCAAGTTAGTAATGATGATTTCTGAAGATTTCTTGGACTTATTCATTCCATATGTCCACTCTGCTTCATGTATTTCGAAGTCTCGATAAAGTGAACGGATCTCATCGCAATCACTATACGATAAGATCCAGTTGTCTCGCTCTCTCAACATAGAGAAGAGCGAAAGATGAGGAAAGAACGTGTGCATATCTCCCTCGTCTCCATAAAGTTTGCAGCGCGCAGTCTCCAGAAAGTATGGAGGATCAAGATACAAACAACAATCGTGCTTCTTGAGTGAGTCTTTAAAGTCGGCATGCTTAACCGTCAAATTGTCTACTTTAAAGTTTCTAATGTAATCAATTTGAGTGTCTGTAAATCTAGCATAGGAAGCTCTTTCCGAGAATCCTCCCGCAAAGGTGGCTCCCGAAAAGCTGCTACGGTTGATGGCATATACTTTTGCTGCGGCCTCGTACGTAAAGGGGTGGTTGGAACGGAGTGCAAATCTAATTTCCTCTCTAAATCGATCAAAGTCTTTCTGCAGAAGTCCACGCGCTTTATACTCTTTTCCTTGATAGAGATACTTCTTCTTGGATTTGGTGCGAGTGAGATCGGCTAATGTCGCTAAACGATCCGGATCTTTTAAAAGAGCTTCCCAAAACCATACTATCGGCTTGAATCCATCATAGGCATGCACTGTCACCCCCTTGTTCGCTAGCGTTAGCTCTAATGAGCCACCCCCGAGAAAGGGAGAGCAAATCTCTCCACAATCTTCGGGGATGAACTCCATTAAAGTGCGCACTGCCCGGGATTTACCTCCCGGATATCGCAGTGGGGTCTTCATTAGTACTTATCGACCGATACTAAGTTGCTGCCATTGATATTATGGCTTTCAACAATTTGCGGCAAAGCACCCTTAAAGATAAAGGGTCGGCTATCTGGGATCGTCAGCGAAATTCCCGTTGGCAGCTGACTGATAACCACCTCCCAAGAATCACGGTACAAGTTCTCTACATATTCCATAGACTTCTTGAGACCAGCGCGTGCGGCGGTAGGACTATTGTCTGTAGTGTAGAAGATCAAGTTTACGGGCTCACGACCATGCTTCAAAGCCTCGCGGACATGCCGCCAGGCGCGCTCAGCATATGTCTCATTATCAGCCATGTTAACAAGGACAAAGTCAGCCTTAGCCAGTCCAAGGTTTGTCTTGATCCACTTCTCGGCCTCAGATTTAGTTAGGGACCAGACAAGCCCTGCATCGGTCTCGGAACGGCTCAAGATCGCATTGCGAATCTTTGTAACCATGCCGTTGATGCCGTTGTCAATGACGCGACTAATCTTGACTTCGTGGTTTAGCCAGTTATCAACGGTAGTAGATGTAGCTTCAAGCTCACCTTTGGCGATTAGATTGACTCCTGCTGCAACGTAGTCGTTGAAGCTAGCCATAAAGACTGGCTTCTTCTGGTTGGCAATTAGCCCGTTAGTTACGGTGTTGCGTTCGGACTTGTCGCTGCGAGTGTACACCGCAACTGGCATGTAACGGTATCCATTTAGGATAGCGGATTGGATGCGAGTCCTTCCTTCCAGTGGATCACCGTCTGTATCAATACAGGGGGGCAACTCCGACATGTCATAGCCGTGTCGGCGGAAAGAAACTCGGAAACTCTCAATGCGAGCAGCCTCGTCGTCACGATCCCGAATTCCAATATTCTTCCAGTTAGAGGAGTTTAGATCTACCGTCTCCAAATCTAACCAGTCGAAGTGTGAGAACTTCGCATCATTGAACTCAATCTTGGGGAGTCTTTCTAGCTCGTCAAGATCAATCGTTCCCTTATTGTCGAAGCCCACGCGGACTCTTGGGTTGTTGGTGTGAATATCGACAACGTTAAGGTCATTGACATTCGTGATGCTAGTTTTAGCGCTAGCAGGCGCTTTGTTGTTGTCTTCCATTTTATTTTCTCCTGGCCAGTGGCCGACTAATGGAAAGTGCGGTAGCCGTAGCAATTGCACTTTTTGGGTTAAATGTGGTCTCTTTATGATCCTTGACCACTTTGGATATGCTTATTAAAAAGGCGGCAGAGTATTTCTTTAAACCGCTCTGCCATCGGCTCTTCCCACAAGCCCGAGAACTAACTTGACATTAATTCATCGAATGCACGGTCCACCTTATTTGTTTCGTTGGTGCCGTACGCTGAGACCTCTGACGAACGACTTTCGGCACTTGCGTCACCAGCTAGCTGTTCGTCGAGGATCGCATCTACTTGTTGTGGAGTGAGGCGATCAAAAAGACCGTCAAACTCCGGGATGCCATCAAGGAGGGCGGCGATGGCTTCGGTATCCTCAAGCAGAGGCGAAGTATTTCTACGCATCTTCAAGCTTGTTTGGGGGTAGGCACCTGCCTTAGTAGGCTTGGTATAGGTAAGAGTGATATCGGTACCCTCCTGTACATCTGTAACATCACCATATTCGGGATCAAGAATGTAACCAAGAAGCAGTTCATATGCCTGCTTTCCATAGCCATAGATCTTGGCCCCTTCGTCTTCACGACCGCGAACCACGACGGGAGAGAAATAACGCGTGCGGACAAAAAGTGACTTAGCCAGCTTCTTGCTTTCCTCATCGTTGTTATCGCTCCCTTCGCGCCACAATTGTGAGGCGAATTCGCAAATTGGACAACGCTCTCCGAAGTTTCGCTTCGGACAAAGAACGCCTCCTCTGTGATCTCCCACGTTATAGTGGAAGAACATCTCCTTCAACGGATCTCCATCCGCTGTTGGGACAATACGGATATCCGTATCCCCCT